TCCAATAGCTATGCCTGTCTGAAGATTACCTGTAACGTTATCATTTCCAGTTCCAATTACTCTCAATCCCATGTTGCCTGAATTAGACGAACCACCATCAAATGTGTCACGAGAAATATTAAGAGCTGCTTTGTTTGCTAATACACCATCACTAGCAGAAATAGTGCCTGTTACATCAAATTCATAAGAGGGTGAAGAATTAAGAATACCCATTCGGTTATTCCCTGCATCCACAAAAAGAGCATGAGTGTTGTCGTTACTCTCAACACGAAAGTCATAGTCGCTGCTATTGTCGTTTACGACAGTTTCGCCAGACAACATCTTAACAACATCTAAAGCACCAACCTCAAACCGAAAATCGCCTCTACCTTTAATGTAAGAAGCACCTGTTGAGTCTTGAAATTGCATAGCAACTTCTGTATCGGTACTTTGAAGTTTGAAAGCTGTATTCTCTGCTCCAGAATTTACATGAAGAGTGTTATCTGGGTTGCTTTCGCCAATCCCCACTCGGTTAGTTCCTGCATTCACAAAAAGCATATGCGTGCTACTGTCACTCTCAACAAGAAAGTCGGCAGTAGACACTGAAGAATCATTTACAACAACCTCACCAGTGTCATAAATATTAAAATAATTACTGGCTTTGCTGTTCCCAACAACTTTTAATACCTGCCCAGCCGAGGTATTTGGTCGGTTAGAGTTAATGTAGATTAAACTGTTACCAGAACCTTGGTCTGCACTACTGTCGTCCTCAAACAAAGACTGCCATATAGCACCACCTGCTGAAGCATTAGTTTGCTCAACACGAAGTGAGCCAAGAGGCGTAGCATCTCCAGAAGCAACATGTAAAAACGCTGCAGGAGCATTGTTATTTATGCCCACTTTGTTTGCCGAAGCATCCACAAACAGCATATTTGAATTGCTATCACTCTCAACACGAAAGTCTGTATTATCTGAATCTTCGTTGAAAACAGCTTCTGCTCTACTTAAAGTAAGTCTGTCAAGAAAATTTCCATTATCTCTTGTGTGAAACTCTAACCTAGCTGTTCTGCTTGCAGCATCACTAAAATCTTCTTCAGCAATCGCAGTTATAGTAGCACCAGAAACATTATTTGCAGGTGCAAAACCTAAAGAAGCATAGGTATCTGTTGCAATCGTAGAGTTTCGTATAAACAAACTAGAACCTGCTGAATTATCACTATCTAATAACGCAACTGATGTATCGCTAGAACTTACATGAAGAGTAGCAGAAGGAGTTGAATTTCCGATTGCAACCCTGTTAAGCCCTGCATCAACTCTAAACATATTATCATTGCCATCACTCTCAACACGAAAGTTTATGTCTGCACTTTCATCGTTAAATGCTATTTCTCCAGAGTCTGCTTTTAATCTTGACTTAAGTTGCCCACCAACGATAGTTCGCAAGTTGAACTGCCCATCCTCTGTTCCGTCTGTGATATCGTTTATAAAAACTCTAATATCTGCATATTGAGTTTCATTTCCTGCACTGTCCTCTCCTCTCCAACGAATACTACCTATTACATCATTATCTGCTGGTGAAGCACTATCTCTGACTAAATCAAAAATAGGTCCGTCATTAGCATCGGCATCCGTTGATTTAATTATAAGTTGTGGATTGTTGTCAGCACTTGTAATTGTAGCTGTACCTGTTATGTCAATGCCTGTTGAGGTGGTGGCGAGTTTGGTTGTTGCTTCATGCTTTAACCTTACTTCTCCACCAGTTCCTGAGTCAACACATGTAAGATATTCATTTCCTGATGAATCTTGAAGAATAAGGTTTGTTCCACGAATATATAAAGAGCCAGTACCATTTTCAGCAATATAACTATCGTTACTATCGTGATAAATCTGTAAGTCAGCACTGTCACCTAACTTAATGATATCATTGTCACCCATGTTAAGGTGTGTTGTTAGAGTAGTCTCACCTGTAACACCAAGAGTACCTGCTATTTGTATGTTTGTGTCAAGTTTAGCACTTGTGACTGCATCGTCAGCTATATGAGCAGTATCAATACTACCATCTACATAGTGTTCAGAGTCTATAGAGTCATCCGCTATTTTTGTTCCATCTACGATGTCAGCAGCAAGATGAACTCTGTCAATTGAACCATCTACGTATTGGTCACTATCTACAGAGTTAGCTGCCATCTTGGCAAGTGTAACATTAGCATCAGTTATTTTAGCTGTTGTCACTGCATTATCTGCTAGACCTGCTGTTGCTATCTGTGGTCCTTCACCTGTAGTGCCATCATGTGAGTGTCCAGTTGAACCGTTAAACGCAGTTTGTATAGCATCAAACTCTCCATCAAGGTCTGAAGCATTAATTACGTTACCGTCAGCTATATTGTTCGGTGTGTCGTTTCTTGTATAGCCTGTTCCCATTTATTATCTCCTAGCGTTAGTAGTATACTGCAGGGTTGCAGCGTCAATAGCAAATACAGCGTCTATTGTATCTCCTATGGTCTCATATAATATAGATACTGTAAAACCTGAACCTATTGTTTGCAATTCATATATCGCTTTCTGTTTACCCCCATATGAGGATGTTCCATAAATCCCAGCACCATAAGATATTGATGAAGCTGCGAGGTTTGAAAAAAGCAATGAATTAGGTTGAACAGTATTCTGTTGGTCAAAGTCAAATTTAAGAGAGTATCTAATATCTACCTCTCCGTTTACATCTAAGTATGTTATTCCTTTATATACTGTTTTACGGACATTAGGGTCACCTAACGGTACATAAGGAGTAGCAAACGTAGCTTGTATCTTCTCTCCATCAAAGCTATTACCTTGCTCCATGCGATAAACGTAACCATCACTTGCACCAAAGTAAATAAGTTCTGTCCGACCTACGTATTCACTGTCTATTGCGTTAACATTAAAACCACGTAAATCATTAAACGCCATACCATCTTGTAATTGTGTAGCCGCTATAGCTTTTGCTGAAGCGTTAGTATATCCTACGTTATATCCAAATATTCTGTACTGACTCTTCTCACGAATAACTGTACTCATAAAACCATCAGGACTACTAGTAATTAAATCTAGCATTTCATCTTGAATTGTCTTTGATACAGCAGCGAGACTAAAGTCTCCTATTCTATCAGTAGCAGAAAAAAGACGAAGACCATCAGGTCCTAAGAATATAACATCTCCACCAATCTCTTGTATAGTATCTGAAGCAACACAACCTAAGTCACGAGACACTGGTTGCAATTGAAAATCAGCTACACTATTACCATTTAGTACGTTTATACTACTTTCGCTAAATATTATTAGCTGCTCACGAAATACAATTAAACCTGTAATTTCATCAGCTACATTAATTATACCACCACCATTAGCAATTGTCAAGTCATTATCTTTGTAAGGAGCAGAAAAGATTATCTTTTTTCCATTCCCAAATACTATGTGGTTCTTAAAGTTTGTTACGAAACTAGCACCTGATACATCAGATGGTAAAGCAGTTAATTGTTCAAACGTAGTTCCATCAAATCTAAATGGTTTGCCTGTTCCATCAACAAGCATAAGTTTTTCTGTACCATCAAAGTCATACTTTAGAAATCTTACTTTGCCTGTACCACCACCTATTGTAACACCTGCACTACTATAGGTTGCGTTGTCACTTACTTGTGTCCATCCTGAACCTGAAGAGAAGAATAAGTCATCTCCACGACAAGCAAACACTTTGCTGTCATATCGCACTATACCTCTGATAACACCTGTATTCGTTACAGTATTGGTATCAAACTTCTCATATCCTTCAACTCTTCTGTATCCACCAAAGATAGAAGGTTCAAAGTTACGCAGTATACGTGCTGAACCGGGTGCTTGAAATCCTTGCTGATAAGGAGAAAGGTTTGTTATCAAGCCACCTTTAAATTCAAATGAATGGGTTTGCCAAGCGTCTGCCATTAGATAACAGACCTAGAGAATCCCATCCTACCACCACCTGTGTTCTGTGGTATCATTGTAGAACGTAAATAATATGTTCTGTTGATTAATACAATACGCATATTCTTTATACCTTCATCAAACTTCTGTTTAGCTACCATTGCGTCTTGTGAATTACCACGGAATAAATAAGCATAATGCATTGCTCCATCTACAATAACATGTTTAAATCTTTCAGGAACAGCAGGAACATCATCATATAATTCTAAATCTACAGGAACACGATAATATTCATATACAACTGTATAGGCTTTATCAGGTTCAGGTGTAAGTAAATACTCAAGAGCAGGTCCATGTGCTACCATTTGTGGCACACCACTTCTACCATTGGTATTGTATTCTTGGTCTACATACTTATCAAGATATTCTTCATAGGCAAGTATACCTAATCTTGTTGTTGCATTTCCTAATGAGCTATCTTCTTTTATACGAAAGCTATCAAAGTCTACTAGTTTAGCATCATGTGGAAAAGCATATCTTGTTACATTAGCAGATAAAACATCTTCTTGTTCTACATGATTAAAGGGCCAATTAAATTCATGTTGGTTGATATCACGAAGAGATGCATTGATAGCATCCTTTGCTTGGGCATAAAAACCTACAGCAGTAGAAAAGTTGCTTGATGTAAGTTCTACTTCATTAAGTCTACGGTTTACTTGATTCACTAATTCTAAATAATTATATGCCATTATTTCTGCCTTATAGCTATTTTAACAGTACGTTCAGCTTGACTTCCAGTGCTGTCAATAATCCGACAAATAAATGAGTACTCTCTATTTAAAACACCACCACCTAAATTAATTGTAGCTACTGTATTTGTATTTGTTTGTGCTACATTCTGTATACTATCTGTAACTGCATTACTTGAAGCTGCAGTTAAAGTCTCACCTGCATCTATCTGTGTCTTTCCAATCTCTGATGTTTGCACAAACCATGTCACAGAAGAAATAGTAGCTGTGTCTAAAAAGCGAGACCAATCTATGCTGTAGTCTAGTTGTTCATCAGGGTCTTTAACGGGCCATCTAAATGACATTCATTCTATTCCTTATGCTGCTGCTCTTCGTTCTGCTACAGTAGATTGTCTATCTACATAGACTATACGTGGTAGCTCTGCCTTAACATATACTATTCTAGGTGCTTGCTTTTCTATTAAAACTGTTCTCTTTCTGTCGTAGAGAGCTTTAACTGCTTCAAAGTCAAATATTACACCTGTTGCTGTAACAGTATTAACAGTACTTGTAGCTGATACACCTGTTAATGAGTGTGTATTTGAGAAGGTAAAGTTACCATTAACAAAAACTGTAGCACTTACACTATCTAAAACTTCAGTTGGTTTCTCTTCTACTGTGTTTACAAAACCAACAGCTTCAACACCTGTAGGTGTTACATTTGCTGTACCTGTTAATGTAAGAGCACCTATTGTACCTGTTGCAGATACACTTCCTAGTTTTTCTATAATGTTAACAGTTACTGTGTTTACAGCACCTGTAGCACTTACGCTATCTAATGCTTCTGTAGGCTTCTCTTCTACTGTGTTTACAGCACCTGTAGCACTAACTCCTGTTATTGGAGTATTGATATTCTCTTTTACAGTATTAATTGTACCTGTAGCTGAAACACCTACAACAGAAACTTTAATAAATACATTTAAAGTTCCTACTGAACCTGTAGCACTAACGCCTGTAGAAATACGTTCTGTGACATCTATTTCAAAGCCACCTGCTACAACACTAGCAATAGTACCTGTAGCAGAAACACCACTAATACTAGCGGTAAGATTGACTACACCATATTCAGATGTTCCATATAAACCTGAACCATATCGTGCAGACTGTGCTATGATTGCCATAGCCTACTCCTTACGCTATACGTATTACAGCGTTTGATGCGTCAGCGGCAGGAAATTCAATTGTTAAGTCACCAGCAGTAGCGGAAACAGTACCACCAAAATCAATAACAGCAATTGCAGAATTTGAATTTGCTGTATTATAAATGATACATCCATCTGCGGAAACAGTTACGTCACTAAAAACTTCGTCAGTAAAATCAACAATGGCAGTAGAACCTGAAAGTGAAATAGTTGCACCGTCAAGTACTTGTCCACCAGCAGTATAGTTAGTACCTGATGCTTCATCTGAATTGCCTGTTACGTCAGAGTAATTAGTTGTACTAGCATTATATGTACCTGTAGGCGATGCTTTAATAAGAGCAAGTTTAAGTGAGTCTGTATCTAAATCGTGAAGACCACCTAGTAGCTCTGTCTTAAAGCTATTACACATTGCGGTTGTGATAGCCATTTATTAATCTCCTATAATATCAAATGTTGTAAAGGGCAACCCTAAAGCTGCCCTTCACTTACTTTAAGTTAAGCTAAAGTGTCTCTGTCTACTTCGTCAGCAGTCATGTCACCAAGACCATCAACATCCATAAGTATAGCGAAAACACGCAGTACACCATCAGAAGGTGCAGTTGTAATTGAATCTAATTCTAGGTCAATTGTATCTGCAGTACCACCGATAATTACTGGAGCAGAGCCATCTGCCATAGTAGCATATGTACCTGCAGGAGCATCAGCAGCGTCAATTTCAAATCCACCAACGAATCTGTCTACGTCTCCTCCTGTAACTCCAAGACTCATTAATGCATCTGCAGAGTTACCACCTTCAACTGTTGTGATTTCAAATCCAGCAGTCATAATCATGGTATTTGCAGGTACAGTAATTGCCTGAATAATTTCGCCAGCTTCAAGAGCACTACCTTTTGCAGTTACTGCAGCAGCTAGGTCTATTGATTTCTCAACGAAATATGGTTGTCTACCTCTTGCAGAAGAACCTCTTGCAACAGATGCGAGTGTGGAAATTGTTCCAGCAGCCATGTTTCAGTCCTCCCTTATGCTAAGTGATATTTACAAGTAGCGATTGCTTCTGGGCGAAGTATCTTTCTACCGTACAAATGCATACCACGAACAATATCAGCAAAAGAATCAGGGTCTCT